TCTACGGACGAAAAAAAGTCTGTCTTTTCGGGTTGTTGAGGTAAGTAATTCATTTCAGGTTGTTGAAAGTAGTACGGTTGTTCCTCTTGGGGTGGAGGTTCATCAATCTTTTCCTGTATAAGGGGGTCGATGTTAGGATTGTAATCAATGGGATTTCCTATATCAGTTTCCATTTCTAATACTGCACTCTATTTTTTTAAGCTTATTCTTCCTCACTTTCACTTTCACTATCTACCACAAAATCTTTTAGATTTCCATTTTCGTCCATGTCACTCTCATCATCTTCTGAACTAAAGTCTTCTTCGTCTGAGGTATCGATGTCCGAATCAAATTCGGAATCGTGTTCATCGTCACCAAAATCATCTTCAACGTTGTGTTCGGTGGGTACGAAGTTTTCCGGCTTTTTAATCTTTCTTCCTGAGCGTGTCGTGACAGTGGGCATTTATTGTATTTAGGCTACATCTGTTTAAGTACCTTTAGAGAACAGTTTAGATACTATATTAGAATGCAGCTCATGTTTTCTAACACGCTTCGATTCTTTACACTTCGGGCAGTACTGGGAAATCATCTTCCTCTTTTTAATCTGGTAGACCATAGTTGTAGAATCGTCATGGACACCTTTGATTATTTCACAATATCCTGAGTTTGTTGTGACATTGAAACCATAGGTACTCGAGGTAATTCTCAAAACTTTTGTATTACTTTGACCCTCCTTATTGAGCTGTATAAATTTTTCTAACGAAGTGTTCAAACCCCCAGATTCAATTTTAGGGGGTTCGACAAACTTCTTGATCTCCTTACATTTTTTAACTTCCGAAATATTTGGGTACAGGTGGGAGACTATATTAGGTGGAAGTTCATGACGACGACCACAAAAGTCTTTACAAAAACCATCCCTCCTCCCCAAAATAGTTTCACACCTACAAAAACATTTTTGGAGGATATGCCGACCACTGACTATAAACCATATATGATTGGACCCATGATCTCTTTTGAGATTTTCACAATATTTTGAATTTGTTGAAACTAAATATAAAAGATTGTGTTTGAATATTTTTGTAATCGTGGCACCCCCCTGTCCCTCCAAATTTTTATTTACAAATCTTTCAATCAGATATTTTAATTCCTCGTTGTGGATCTCATCCTTCGTTTGCTCACGAGTAAATTTCCCCTCCCCAATGGTAACAGAAGGTGGTTCAATCACATGTGTCTGGGGGGAGTCAGTTCGAACCACCGACATCTTTAGGATTTCTAGATCTGGTTTCTGGTCAATTTTTAGAATAGTACTGAGTGGTCCATGGGTATATACAAATACCGGGAGATATGCGAGTTGTTCCACCCCCTTGGCCATCTTGTGGGACCAAATCATACGAAAACCACTCCCCTTTGTACCCCTCTGGACGTTCCCATAGACAGCTGCATCTATGATTTCATTCCAATCTAGGGAACCCTTAGCTATAGAGAGTGCAACCAAAATATGATCTCTGAGAGCTATCGCGGACGCCTGGTCCACCACGAAACCTGGCCAGTTTAGATGAACCCCTGTCTTCACGAGGGAACCACATTGTTTGGGGGGTGAAACTGAGATGAGACAGTTCTTACCACCATGTCTCTTGACTTTGTCACAAATGACCTTGCAGATGTCCTTGATTTCTTCCATCGTCAAGGGTTCGACATCCTTATAGTCTATGTCGACGAAGAAGTTATAGGTCGGGCTCTTCTGCTCAACGAGAAACAACTTCTCCCCCGAACCCACCGCCTTCACATACTTTTCATGAAACTCATTCAATCTATCAAATGGTACCGAGAGGACACCACCGTCCATTCGCACATGTGATATATTGGATGCGTTAGTAAATTGTTGGGAAATGCACCACTTATTAAACATACCTAGGTAGAGACCCTATTCTCTAAACCACCTCATACAAGATACATCCTGATATTCTTGGGTTTCAGAAAGTTCCTTCTTTATAGTCAGGAGTTCATAGACCGTCCTATCTCCATTCTCCTCCTTCCACTCTTGAATTTCCTGATCACATAGACCTCTATTACTTTTCAGTAATTCTTCAATCTGCCTCAAAATGAAAGCCTTTGACTTCATTATTTTATAGAAAATGTTTTTCTATTCAAAGAAGTTATACAGGCGTAGAATTGTGGATTCTTCAAAACGTTATCCACTATGAGCTTCCAACGCTTACGTGAGTTAAATTCTTCTAGTGTGTCATAACTCATGTAATCGTTTTCATCGTGGGTCTTCTTAATGGGCTGGTTCATCAACTTCTTTAGGCTTGTCTTCTGCTTTTCTTCGTAAAACTTCTTGACCTGTGAATGTTGTTCGGCTCTGTTATAATCAACAAAAAATATGTAAACGTTGTATTCTAGATCTACCGTGGGACTTTCCTTGACTGTAAATTTAAACTCCGTATACTCTCCATTTTTTAGGGACACGACCCCCCTCGTTTCTTCCTCCAACTCCCTAAGTGCACACCTGAGAGGATTTAGAATCTCCCTCCGCCTGCATCCACCCGTGACGAAAATCCAATCCTTGAATCGCCAATCCCTCACAGTGAGGAACCTTGGCTTATCGTCCACGAAGCTAACCGGTATTGCAATTGCTTTGTACTTTTTCATTGCGCATTCGCAAGTTATAATAGGGGCATAAGTTTATTCCTCGGATTTTACCTCCTCTTCCTCCACTTCTTCAACTTTAGGGGCTGGTGCATTAAGGTGCTTTACAACCTGCTCCGAAAAACCCTTAAATTCGTTGACCTCCTCCTTAGTCTTCTTCAGTTCGTTGAAGAGGAAGATAATACCGGCGGCACATATAATCACACCGACGATCAACATCGTCTCACGGTTAATTGGAATCATTTATACTTGTAAAGAGCATCTCTCTTTTAAGTAATTACACCCATCAAGGGTTTCCCTGAGGTTGGACACTCATAGGGACTTTGGGCAAATTGGACGGCTTCGTAATGCGTAGGTTGACACGACTTCTCCGTGGAGGGTGTCGGCTGACCAACAAACTTTTCAAGTTTCCTGGACTTGGGATCGTACGTCAATACAAAAACGATGGCGAGGAGGAAGATGACTTCCAAATACATAGTTATTATTTAGTTAGAATATAAAAGACCACCCATACCGTTCTCGATGCGGAGGACGTTGTAGTTCACCGCGTAAATGTCCGAGTCGCATGTTGTCGTATCGTTGATGATACGGGCCGAGTCGAGACGGGAGAAGTTGAGGGTACCCGTGGGCTGGAGCTTACCAGTGTCCAGACAGAATGGGTAAACGAAGAGGGTGTTGGCGGCGGGGCTGGAGGCGTTCGATGTGTGGTAGTAGAGGGGGACATCGGTAAAGTTGGGGTTGGCAAACTTGAAGTCCGCGACGTCCGTGCCATTGATCTGGAGCTTGAGCTTATTCGTGTCCGCGAGCATATCCAATGTGGTACCATCCGCAGAGGCCAGGTACTTGATGGGATGGTTGAAGTTGAGCTCCTGCATCTTAGAGCCCGAAGAGATCGCCTTCTGGACCTGGGTGATGAGCATGTTCTGGGGCTGACCCGCGAACACCTCCCGCTCTTGGGTGTCGAGGTACGCGTAGTTGGCGTAGACATCCCACCTGTAGGCCGACGCCGTGGAACCCCAGGTGATGCGGAGCTCGACGTCGTGGTACTGGAGGGAGATGAGAGGGAGCGCCGTCTGCCAGTTCTCACAGAAGGCGAAGCGGAGGGGGTAGAAACGCTCCGAGGCGGAACCAGTGTAGATACCACCAGAGACCGACTTGGAGGCAGAGGTCGCTGAGAGGGTTGGGGCGATACGGGTAGAGTAGTTCGAGTCCTGCTCATCCACGACCTGACCACCGATGAGGAGTTCGACCTTGGAGATCACACTCGTCCAATTTGCGACGTCTTGGGCCTCGGTGCCCGTGGAGTTGATAGGGGCCAAGTAGACATAGTTTAGGAGGTCCCCCTTCCGCTCGAAGCGGACGGTGGACATACCATTGTTCGAGACGTTGCCCTGGATGACCTGACGCTCGACAGTTTGGGAGAAGTTGGTGTGACGCTTGTAGGTCGATCGGAAAAAGCTAACCTCTGGTTGGCCAACGAGGTGGACATCCTGAGCACCGACGGCAACGAGTTGGGCAATACCACCAGACATTTTATATTATAGTGAGAGTTTATTTTTAAGCTGACTTTTTACAAGTTGGGTCTACACTGTGCGCTTGTACGAATAATTTGTAATAGCGGGTGTACCAGGACCAACGTTAAAACCAAACCAAGCATTTTGTGAATGTTCAGTAGCAATACCATAAATAGTCATAGTACCTATCCTTGATCTTAAATCCACAACATTATTAGCAGATAAAGGAACCAAAACATTGTAAGTAGAATCACGGGTATCACCGTTACCAGCCATTATGTCTCTAGTGGCTACGCCATCAACATAAAGAGTAAGTTCACAAGTAGTATCTCTATGTGTTATGTATACACCAAACATATAGTTTCCACTTACCGGAGCAACAAATTTATTAATATTTGTACCAGTTGTTTGGAATCCAGCGCCAATATTCGTTTTAACACCATTCCAAGCTATACTATCACCAGCGGATATGTTATAGTTTGATGATGAAGTATTATGTACTAAAAATGAAACATCTCCAATAGCAACTGAAGGACTGGAGACTAACTCCCACTCCTGATTAGGGGCTGCGAGGAACGCCTTATACTTACCGTTTAGGTGGGTATCGGTGATCGCAGTTGCGCGGTCAATAACAGTGCCCACTGGGTATATAGCGTCCAGTATTCCTAGAGCCCCAGAGACATTGAGGTCACCCGTGACCGTGGCGTTCCCAGAGACTGTGAGATTCGAAGACACCGTGGCGTTCCCAGAGACTGTGAGATTCGAAGACACCGTGGCGTTCCCAGAGACTGCCAGGTCCTTCCCCACAACCACGTTGGCGGTGGTCACCAAACCAGTGGTGGCGTTACTGAGCTCTAGGGTGTGGGTGGTGCTGTTCGAAACGTTGGCGACGGCGTCTAGACCGTAGGAGGGGGTCAACCGGAGGGTCCCCAACT